GAGTTGAACCCGCGTCCCAAAAGTGTATTCCTCACACTTCAACGTCTACAGTGTATTTAAACAGATTATGTTAGTAATGTCAAGTGATTTTAACAGGAGACCAACGACCGTCTTTACTTCTAACTTTGTCCGAGTGTTTTACTTCTACAGTAAACACCTTTGCATCTTTAAAGTTCTTGCCATGGGCAAAGGTAAATTCGTGTCCATTTTTGGTTGCTGTTTTCCAATAATGTTGGAAATCTGAAATTACTATTTTGTTTTTGTTTGATTTAATCATATTGATAGTGTCATTAAAGCACAAAATTGCTGTAATGTCAATAAAAAAAATGATTTATTTGTTACCAGATATTTCTGTAATGGTGATATTGGATGCTACTTCTCTGCCTCTGAATTCTACTAATTCATATGTTACCGGTTGGTTATCTGTCACTTCTTTGATGTTAGACTCTTTTAATGCCGAAACATGAATAAAGACATCTTTACCACCATCGTCGGGTGTGATAAAACCAAACCCTTTTGCAGAGTTATACCATTTAATTTTTCCTGTCATGCTCATATGTGATTATTTATCCGAAATGGGGTATTCTTTGTTATGTGGAGGGGAATTTAACCCCTCCAACAATTGGAATTACATTGAGTTTTTCTTCTCTTGTATTTCTTTTCTTCTAGTTTTTGTAGCCTTACCTAGATTACCTAGAGCCTTTCTTGCTCTAGCCGCCGCCGCTTTCACACCCTTTGTTTCGAATGCTTCCGATTCAGCGATATATGTTTCATAGGCTTGTACTATTTCTTCATGTGTTGCCATTTGTTTTCTCCTTTATAACGTTATAAATTTCCTGCCAATCCATAACTCTCTGAACTGGTAAGACATTTTCACTATTATACTCTTTATTGTGCGGAAGGTCAAGAAGTAATGCTACCAAACCCATTTCAGCACCAACAAGAGCATTTTCTGGTTTGTCTTCAATCCAAATGTTGTTTGTGTTTTTGAATTTGGACAATGCCTCAACTTTGCCTGATCCAGTTTCTAAAAACACAAAGTCCTCAAACACGTCACCATACAGTGTGTGTAGGTTATGTTTACGCAACATAGTGGCTTTTGCATCAGTGGTTTGACTGGTAATCACGATGAATTTGTATCCATCATCGGCTAGTTTTTTTACTATTTCAACACTGCCTTCAACAGGTTCTAAATAACCCATCCAAGCAGACTCATTGAAAATCTTTAACAAAGTAGATTTGAATCCTTCTGGCAAATGATACATCATGTCAATGTCGTAGTGACCATGACCTTTTTTTTCAAATCCGTTCAGATTCATCCATTCATGAAATGCTTTTTCCCATTGCAATAATACTCCATCACAATCAGTAAGTATTATCTTAGACATTTAAATCAGTTTTTGCTAACTTGATTCCTGAAGTGGTTTCTATATATTGAGAAGCAATTTGTTTCTCACACACAGTTAAAACCACAATAAACCTTTTAGGTAATTCAATTTCAGCATCTGGCTCTGGAGTTGCCATGAAAGGCATCAGTCCCATGCTCTGTTGCATTCTTAAAAAAGCCATTGGTTTTTTTACTATGATAGAATCTTCATTCTGTGAAACCAATCTTCCTATTATTTCTTCTCCTGTTGTCAATTTAATTGCAACAGTAGATCCATCTGTTATTTTTGTTTTCAACATTATTTTCCTTCTTTTTCAAAGTGCGATTTTAAATGATCGTATGTTCCAATATACTTACCGTCCAATATAATTTGTGGCACTGATCTGGCATTTGGTACTGCTTCAAGCAGTTGTTCTTTGGTCCACCCTTCACTTATTTTTCTTTCTTCGAACTCTATGTTTTTTGATTTCAGCAAACTTTTTGCTGATTCGCAGTGAGGACACATTGGTTTGCTCCACACTATGTTATTAGTTGTCTTTGACATCTGGTACTCCTATTACTCCTATTCCTTCTTTTTGAAGGTCTTTTATTTCTTTGTCTGTTGCTGTGCCGTATATATGATCGTCACGTTCACCTGCTTCTGCTTTTCGGCATTCATTGGCAAAACGGTCGCCTACATTTTCACAGTTTTGTTGTATCCAACTTCTAAGATGCTTCACTGCTGTTCTTCCATTGAAGAATGCTGTGTTTTTCTTTTTGTTGGACTTGGATCCAATATTTGGAGCCATTAATGCTCGTCTAATACCTGTGTCGTCACAAGTAGGACAAGCAATCATTTTCTTTTTTTTCTGATCCAAATATGATTTCTCTGTTTGAAACCAACCTTCAAACTCATGATCATTTCTGCAGAGCAAATTATATTTTGGCATTAAGATATTATAACTTCGATTGGATTAAAAGTCAAATATTATAGATGATGTTCTGGTGGACTGCAATCTACTTCTCCACTATCTCGGTCAAGATAAATGCTGACGATGATCATCACAATACCAAAACCAATCAATCCCCAAAGGAATATTCCATCTTCAGGATGTGTTAATAAATGGAATAAAACTTCCATTCCATTCATTGAGTTGAAGTCAGTCATTATAATGAGAATTTTTTGAATTGACCTTTTTGTACGTCTTGTTTGATTCCGCCCACAATGTAAGATTCTACTTCAGTTTCTTGTGGTGCTACCTGCATACCTTTTGATGACAACCAGTGTTGTGTCCAAGGTAAAGGATTTTGTGATGCTGATACATCATATATTGGATCATAACCTAATGCTCTCAATCTCTTGTTGGCAATCCATTCTACATATTGTCCTAACAGTTTTTCATTGAGTCCTATTATGGATCCATCTTTGAACAAATGTTTTGCCCATGCTTTTTCTTCTTCCACACAATCTTTGAACATCTGAATCACAGTTTTTTCTGTGCCTTTCATTGCTTTGGTCATTTCAGGATCATCTCCTTTTTGCCATGCTTTGATGATGTGTGTTGAAAGATTCAAGTGTGTCGCTTCATCTCTAGCAATCAATGAAAGTATTTTTGCTGAACCTTCCATTAATTTAAGTTCGCCGAATGCAAATGTACATGCAAATGATATGTAAAATCTTAAACCTTCTAGGAGATTTACTGTGTTCATTGCTAGATACAGTTGTCTTTTGAGATCAATCATGTCAACTTTTTTGCCCACAGCATGATCCAATGCCATCTTGCCAAACTTGTCATATTCACCTGTAACTGACTGTGCTCTTTTTAAAATTTCTTTATCGTCTAAAATAGTGTCGAACACTTCTGCAGGATCACTGTAGATGTTCTTCATGATGTGTGTGTATGATCTTGAGTGTATGGTTTCAAAGAAATCCCAAGTAACAATACACCCTTCCAGTTCTGGATTAGAAACATAAGGTAGGAACATTAGACTTGGTCCTCTGCCCTGTACGGAATCCAACAGTGTCTGGTATTTCAAGTTTGATGTGAATATGTGTTTTTGTTCTGGTCTGAAACTTTGATAATCTGCTCTGTCTTTTTGTAATGAAACTTCTTCGGGTCTCCAAAAATATCCTATCATGGTTTGATTCAATTTGTCAAACTGTGGATATTTAAAATCGTCATATCTTTGCACACCGCCATCTTCACCAAAGAACATGGGCTGTTTTAAGAAATCTACTTTCTGTTTATTGAATACTGTTTTTGTCATCTTGTTTAATTATCCGTTTCTTGTTAAAATTTTATATGCTGTTATATTGTACAGGCATCACATTCGTCGCCATCCAAATCTTCTGATTGTTCCTCGGTTCCTTGACCATTAACACCATTTAGATGAGCACCATTTACTTTTGGTTCAACAGTGTCTATGCCTGCTGGTTGCACATCTTCTTCTTCACCTTTGAAGTCATAGGTGTTTTGATAGTAACTGGTTTTCCAACCATATTTGTATGCTGACAGCATGTCTTGTGCCATTGCTGAAATAGGCACTTCGTTGTTGTCATAGTGCAATGGATTGTAACTCCAATTGCCTGATATGGCTTGATCAAAATATTTCTGCATCATGGCAACCACATTGATATACCCTGTGTTATCAGGCATATCCCATAATAGTGTGTAAGCATTTTTAAGTTTAGGGTAGCCTGGTGCTATTTGTTTTAATGGACCTTTTTTACTTTTCTTAATTGATAGCAATGCTCTTGGTGGTTCAATACCATTTGTTTCGTTGCTAACAACGGAAGAACTTTCTGAAGGCATCTGTGCTGACAGTGTGCTGTGTCTCAAACCATGCTTGGCAATGTCTTTTCTCAACGCCTCCCATGCATATCTCTGTTTGTGTGGCACAATTTCGTCCACTTCCTTCTTGTAATGATCTATTGGCAATAAACCATCTGCATATTTTGTTTGTTTAAATCCTTCACAAGCACCTTTTTCCTGTGCAATCAAGTTGCTGGCTTTTAGTAGATAGAATTGAAATGCTTCAGATAGTCTATCTACAGAATCCCAAGCACCTTTCTCATGATATTTGTGTCCTTGTTTTGCTAGGTAGTGTGCTAGTCCAATATATCCTATGCCTAAACTTCTTCTAGATTTTGTAGATATCTCTGCCGCTTTAACTGGATAATCTTGATACTCTATAATTTCTTCCAATGCTCTAACTGCCAACTCACATAAGTTTTCTAAATCATCAAGATTGTTAAGTTGTCCTACATTGATAGCACTCAAGATACACAATGCTATTTCTCCTTGCGAATCATCTATTGCACTGATAGGCGTTGTGGGCAGTGTGATCTCTTGACACAAATTACTCATTGATACTTTGTCTTTGAAAGATGAGTGAGTGTTTGCATGGTCAATGTTCATGATGTAAATTCTGCCTGTTTCTGCTCTTTCTTTTAACAAGTCAGAAAATAAATCTTGTGCTGGAATTGATTTTTTCTTAATTGTTGAATCTTTTTCATATTTCTTGTACATGGCATCAAACTTATCTGTACCGAATGCATCATACAATCCTGGTGCATCATGTGGTGAAAATAATGTTATATCTTCATCGTTCATGAATCTTTCATAGAACATTTTAGATATCTGTATTGAATAATCTAATTTACGTACTCTGTTGTCTTCTGTGCCTTTATTATTTTTAAGAACAAGAATGTCTTCAATCTCTTGGTGCCATATAGGAAAGTGTACAGTTGCTGATCCACCACGCACACCATTTTGTGTACAACATCTCACAGTTGATTCGAATTTTTTAAGGAACGGAATCACTCCTGTGTGTTGAACCTCTCCTCCTCTTATTTTTGCATTGATGCCTCTGATACGTCCTGCATTGATTCCTATGCCTGCTCTTCTGGCAACATACAATCCAATTGCCATGTCACTTGAAAATATTGAAGGCAATGTGTCATCTGAATCTATCAATACACATGAAGCAAATTGTCTAATAGGAGTTCTTACTCCTGCCATTACGGGAGTTGGAATATTGATTTTAAATGTTGATACAGCATCATAGTATTTTTTAACATAACTCATTCTAGTTTTTGCTGGATATTCTGCAAACAGTGTTGCCGCAATCATCATGTACATGTCTTGTGGAGTTTCAAATAAATCTCCTGATGATCTATCTTGCACAAGATATTTGTCTACCACTTGTCTTAAACCTGCATATGTAAAATCAAGATCTCTTTCTCTCTTGATCCATGTGTTCATTTTTTTAATTTCTGTTTTATTGTATTTTTCCACAATGCCTTTATCGTAAACACCTGCTTTAATATTTCTTATGATTAATTTTAACAAAGGCATGTATTCATACTGACCATGTGCTTCTTTACGCACATCATATGAAAGTAATCTTGCCGCGGCATATTGATAGTTGGGTGCTTCTAATGAAATAAGATCGTTTGCTGAACGCACTAAAATTTGTTGAACTTCTTTTGTGGTCATGCCATCGTAGAATTGTATGTTGGCATTGATTTCTATTTGTGATGAAGATACACCTGCTAATCCTTCACAGGCTTCTTCCACAACAAAATGAATTTTGTCTATGTCAAGTGGTTCTAGTCTACCATCTCTCTTTGTGATTTTTATTGCAGATGTGTTTGTGATTATTTCTTTATTAGGTGTATTCAATTCCATTATATTCAATTCTATTTTTTTATTCTATCTATTGTGTGTATTTAAGCAATTTTTATATAAGTTGAGTATATTGCTGAATGCATGTTTTGTCAAATGTTTTTTCATCAAATATATCCACATTGTTAACATCCAAAAATATATTTTGGCACTGTATTACGAAGTAAAACTTAAGGTTGTTTTTGTTTTGTTGCTTGTTAATAACATTAATTATCGAAATTTTTTTTTGATTAAAACACTCTGTTAATTTTAAAGTGTATGCAATGCCCAGTACTGTGTCAAAAAAAGAATAATTATTTTTTTCTAACAGTTGCCATGGTGTTGGCCAGGTATCTTTTTTATAATAGTCTGTGTTGGTCTTTGTCTGAGGACAACTTTTATAAACATTTACCACGTTTTTTAAAAAAGTTTCAGAGTTTTCAGCAGTGGCTCGCAGATCTCTCCATGCAATTAATCTGTTTTCATAACTGCTTTGAAATAATTTTTGATTAAAAGGTTGATCTGATTGATAAATTGAGTGTTCCCAAGTCATTTAATAGTGAGTATTCTGCTAGTATGAATAATGTGTTGTTGTTTGCTTCGCCTAATTGTGCTGTAAAAATAGGATTGTGTGGATCAATTTGTGTGCCACTGTATCTGAATTCGTCATCAATAGACACTGTGTCATTTTGTTTATCAACGTTAATGCTTAAAGAGCCTGTTCTTTCATTATCATAATCTCTGCTTTTGAACACATAAGATATTTCTATATTTTTTGAAACATCAGATGGTAATCTAAAAATTGTTTGAGCTGTTTGCGTGTATGGTACTTCTACTTGTAATGTTTGATTGAACTCTCCAGAATGATGTCCTGTGATTTCTGGAACATATTGGAAACCCACAGCATATGAAGAATTCACTGCCATTGGATGTGTTCTTGCAAAAAAGTCTCCTTCACTTTTGTTGCCCACAGATTTAAAATCAATCACAGCAAAAGTAGGAGTTGGTGATTCTATGACTCCAACACCACCATCAGTGCCGCCATCATTTCCTACACTAACGTAACTGTTTTTCGAACTGGTATTTTGTTCACCGTTAAAAATAATCATTCCGTTTTTGTCTATGTCTGTAAATTTGTTAGATATAAAGTTGTTGCCTTTAGGACCATTTGTTAATCCTGATTGCGGAGATTGACTTGTGTCTTCGCCTAACGAAATTCCATATCCGCACATGTCAATTGTGCCATTTGAAAACACATTGTCTATCATCAAAGATGTATACAGACTTTTTACAGCATATGAAAAACCTTCAATTCTTATTCTGTTGAATATATTTTTTGCACAGTTGGCTATAGGTGCATTAGTGGATTGACTGACTAAACTTATTCCAATATTATTGTCGTCGATCGATGCACCACTGACCCAATCAGATTTAATCTTAATGTCTTTGAATTCACTGTTGGAACAATCTGTCAAAAGTAAACCTATATTTGCTCCTGATGTTTCCAAAGTCATTCCTTCAAGTCTGATTTCTCTTGCTTGATTAAGAGTGGTTGTTTGTGTTTGATCTCCATCACTGGATGTTGTTCTTAAATCATTCACAGTTTCAAAAATAGGATTATTTGACGTTTGAATGAACACTGTTTTGTCACTGCCTTCACCCACAACGTTTGTGTGGGGAGGTATTTTAATACTGTTGGATAGTCTATATTCGCCTGCAGGCACTTTAAGTATTACTCTTGAAACAGGTGAAGATTTATTTGTGTTAGCAAATAATTCATCTATTGCTTTTTGAATTTTTACTGTTTGGTCTGTGTTGTCACCTTCTGCTCCGAATGAACGCACAGTTACAGATTCATCTAATCTTTCTTGTAGAGTTCTAGTGATTTCAGGATCACCTGTTGATGGTTCAGCAACATCTTTCTTATATTGATATTGATCAGCAAGGTCAAATAGATTGCTTTTGGTTGATAGTAATTCAGTGTTTCCAACTGCTGGAGCACCTTCTGAAACAGCACCGTTACCAACATATAATTTTTGTGTGTCTACTGCCCAAGCAAGTTCTCCACCTGCTAGTTGAGGCAAACCGTCCACACTCTCTTTACCTCTTCTGATCTGTATTCTTGATATTGATACTATTGCCATTTAAACTCCTTGCAGAGTATTTATCTGGTGATTGATTTTTAATATATGTCCAATTAAACTGCGTGTTTAACGTAGTATTCTTCCACTCTATTCCACCATGCTTTTTTGTATTTGTCGTAATCATTGGGTGAAATATCAAACTGCTGATATTGAAATTCTCTACTGCACATCAACACATGCCCTGATTTTATGTTTGTGCCATACACTTCGTTGTGAGCTTCTGCATACGCAACCAACTGTAAAAAATAATCTTCTATGTACTCTTTCTTTTTGGGTTTGTTGGTTTGTTTAAAGTCCATGATTGCTGGCTCACCGTTCATTGTGCCTATAAGGTCAGTGGTGCCTGCATAAATTCTGGGATGATAAAGATTAATTTCTGAACCCCATATTTCGTCTACAAATTTTAAACCTTTTTCTTTAACAATCTTAGCCATTTTTGATGCTTGTTGACTGTAAGGGTTTGATCCTGGATCTTTCCATTCTCCAGTAACAATGTAATCTTCTAAAAATTTGTGCATTCTTGTACCAATACCACTGGCTTCTTTGGTAATCATTGCGGCAGTTTTTTCACCTACTCTTTTACGCCATTCTTTTAAAAATGTTTTGTCTTTGGTACTGTCTAATATTGTGGTTACACTGGCAACTGCATTGCCGTCTGGACATATGTACATTCGTTTACCATTTACACTGGATCGTGATATTGTTTTATAATCATATCTTTCTGTTATTAGTGTCATTTTTTTATAACCTCACTATTAAAAGCAAAACTCATTCTGTTGTTGGATTTACTTTCATTATAATTTACTCAGATGAAATTCGTTGTTTTAATTTAAATTTTACAACAAAGTTAAAGGATTGTCAATTACTTTCTTTTGGCAGTGGCACGTTTTGCCATTTTCTCTACACTATCGGAAGATTTCTTAGCATCTACAGGTTCTGCATCAGAGTCTGCTTTGGTTTTAAGATGCACTGTGGTAGAGTCGAACTTTTTAACAAGATTTTTGAATTCTGGATTGCTATCATAGTATTGCTTGAAAGCATCATAACTGATGTTGGAGCCTCCAACGTTGCTTAACAATTTGCTCAAAGCCTGATAGTTAAGTATTGCAGGTTGAGAATTTGTGTCTGCTGTTGATATTAAATTTCTAAATATCTGAATTATTTTTGTGTCGGAGGCTTCCGAAATTAAGCCTTTTTTTTTGAGCTAGATAAAACTTCTGCTAATCTTCTTGACAGTCTTGCTATAGATTCTCTTTTGCCTCTATCTGCTGGTTCCTCACCGCCTGTTGCAGGTTCACTTGCTGAGAAGTCGTCTGCTTGATCTGGCATGTCGTCATCACTTGCTGGTTCTTCTGCTGGTACCTCAGGTTCAGCACCCATCTGTGTTGGTGCTTGTTCGCCTGTTACAATGGCTACGCCACCGGTTAGTGAATCTCTAGTTGTTTCTAGTGTTGAGTATAAACTCTCTAGTGCTGGTTTAATTTGATTTTCAAATGCCTCTGATTTGTCAGAACCTAATTCGTCTCTGATAGCGTCTGTTAATTCTAACATGCCTTCTGACATCATGCTGGCTGTGTCTTCCATCCAACCTGTTATTTTATCAACCATGTCTTTAGACGCCATTACTAATTGTGCTTGGTCTTCTGCACCTTCTTTAACTTCTTTTTTCTTTTTGTCTTGCATTGCTTTCTTCATTGGCTCTTTTTTATCGCCATCTTTGTCCATATCTAAAAAGTCTGGTTTTGCCTTTTCATTCATTGTAGATGCTAATAAATCTTCTGCATCTTTAAGTGTGAAATCTTTATCACCAACTTTAAACTTGTCGCCTGGTTTCATGCCAGCCGCTTTGGCTTTTGCAACTGCTTGAGCAAATGCATTGCCTTCCATTGGTCCGTCTTGCATTGCCAATTGACGTTGCATAGCCGTTAAACCTTTTTTAGCAAGATCATCTATAATTCTTTTTATTTCTGATTGTGCATATGAATCATCTTCCATGTCATAAAGTTTTTGTAAATCTGCTTTTGCTTCCTCATCACTTGATGCATTGGTTATGATATTTTCTGCATCGCCTTGTGCAATATCAAAAGCATTGCCACCTTCATTGGTTTTTCTTTCTTCCAATGCTCTGTCTAGCAAGTCTAATAACATTCTTTGTTTTTGATAATCTTCTGAGTCACTCAATTTGTCAAAACTGATAGCATTTTGTATTTGGCTCAGTTTGCCCAAAACTTTTTCTTTGGTATTTTCTAATTGTTCTGTAGTAAATGAGTTAAGATTGACTTTTTCACCAAATATCTGTGCAAACTTTTCGTTCACTGTATCTGCTGTAATCTGTGCGTTTAATTGATCAAGTTTCATAATTTTTTTAGTTACGTTTTTATTTATCAAACACAATGTCTAACAGTGCCTGCTTGATTGTATTTAAATCTTCCCAAGCAATTTGATATCTAATTGTGGCTGTTTGTTTATACTCTTCTTCATCACTGTTCTCTAATATACGTTTATAATTGAGGCATTCTAGGTACTTTTCTTGCAGTTTACGGTCCATTCTTACAATGTATTGGGTATTGCCATCACCTTTGGTGTTGCTCACAGCACATGCAACAGCACCTGTTTTACTGAAGAAAGTGCCTATCTGTTTATTGTAACGCAAATCAATCACTAGATGATTGTGCTTGTTGGTTCGTATTACTGTGTGTTTGATTCTCACACTGTTGCCTTTTTGAATAGGCACACAATACTTTTGTACAGACTTATCTATTAGTTCAGCAAGTTTCTCGCTTAATTTTTTCTGGGTCATTGACTACCAACATTATGGAGTCTTTCATTTGAATTTTGGTCAGTAAACCTTTTCTAATAAGAGACTCTGCAACAAATTTTTCTCTCTCTGCCAGCATGGATATTGCCATAGGTTTATCCATTTTTCTCAACAGATCCACTTCCTCATTGGAAGTATAGATATAAAATTTATCTATCAGTTGATTTATCTTCACTAGTTTTGGCTCCTCACTCTACGCATGATATTGGTCACCACTGGTTCAAGGTCTTGTTTGTTTATTGTGGTTGTGGTAGGCTCTCCAGGTTTTGGTCTTGGATTCTTTATTGTGACTGTTTTGTTGTCCACTTTATCTATTTCAAAATCCTGTTCTCTGTTAGGACTAACAGGCATGGGAATCTTAGCACCTTTTTTCAACAGTTGTTGGCTGAGTTGTTTGTCCATTCTTTGTCCTACTGATTTTGTACCTGCGGACTTGATTGTGCCACTGGGTAAGGAATTGGGTGGAACTGGCTTGCCAGATTTTAATCTGTTGGCTCCTATCTTTTGCAACATTTGTTTTAGATAAGGCGATTCAATTATTTCTTTGTATCTCATATTATTTTCTAATTGGCTTTCTTTTGGCGTACCCGGCTGATCTACCTGGTTTAGCAATTTTAATTCTTTTCATAGATGTGGGTTTGTTCAAAGCACTAATACGTCTTGACTGTGTTGCTCTTTTGGTTCTTGCTGTTTTAACTCTTATGGTAGAACCTCTTCTTGCTTTTGCTTTTTTAAGAGCAAATACTGAACTGGCTTTTTTAGGTTGTGTACACACACTGGGTTTTGAAACAATTCTGTTTTTTCTTGCACCCGATGTGCATCTGTACTTTCGCACCATCTTGCCGCCAGAACGACTCCATATCTGTACAACGCCTTCAGTCTGAACTACTTCTTTTATAAGCATAGCAGTATTTAGTAAGTTTGGGGGATTGGATTTTTATCCAGGGAATTTTAACAACAGCACAACAATGGTGCTTAACAGTCCAGCGACTATCGTGCCTGTGGCACCAATGATCACTTTGACCATGCTTTTGTTGCCATGTTGAATATCAGTGTGGATATCTTCCACCTTTTCCTCAATTTTGTCCAAACGAGTTTCAAGGTTCTTATATCTTTGTTCACACAAATCAACGTGTGCTTCTAGGTTTTGTTTTTCTAATTCGGTCGCCATTTTTCTCCTCGCTTCCAATTTGTTTTTCTCTGTGGAAGAGGCCTTTGTTAGCCTAGTGTGTTTGTGTTTTTTAAGCGCCTAAAATATTTTTTAACACAGTTATTTATATTATATTATTTCTAATTATCAGAAGAGTTAATGAAAAGGATATTGCAGGTTTCATCATTCTTGGTGCTGAACATGTCGGAATGCTGATCTATACTTTCATCCAACTGATTGATCATGGGCACCATGTCAAAATCCTCCATCAGCATCTCTTTGGTCACAGCATCTGGTCTGTCAGGTGTTGCTGTTACAGTCCATATCTTTTGTTTTCCTACATACTGTTTGCCAAACATGTATTGATCCACAATGTCTTCTGACACAGACACATTTGAAAATTCCATGTTGGTTCTCAGCATGGCACAGTTTTGAAAAGTCATCCAATTGCTCTGTTGGTCCACTTGTAAACTATCATTCTGCTTGCCACGATTCTTTCCCGTTTGGGTTATGTCTATTAATGTGTGTATTTTGTAACTCATATGTCTATTCTCTTGACTGTGTTACTTATAGTCACAAAAAAAGGATGCTCAATTTCTTGAACACCCTTTTTAAGATATTTTTTACTGTAGATTATACGTTGTCTAAAGTTATTACTGCTGTAACATCTACGTTAGCAAAGTATTCTTCAGCAGTTGTACTTGGAGTACCTGTTCCTTGTACTGCTACTGTGATAGCCGAATCACCTACTGCACCTTTGATACCTACTACTGTGAAAGCATCTGATTTTGTGTTCGCATTCGCAAGTGAATTACCTGCCGCGATTCCTTGTACGAAACCATCGATAGTTGCTTGTGTGTGATTACCACTGTCGTTTAGGTCAACTGTTAAAATGTGCGTTTTGCCATTTAAGCCGTTACCTGCTTGAGCTTTTGCGTTATTTGTTAGACTTGGCATTTTATTTCTCCTATTTTCTCGTTAATGCCGATTCACACTCTGTGAACCGTTAGTTGCATTTATTTATAATTTTTGATTATGAAATAAGGTATAGTCGCAAAAAAGGGCGTTTAATCTTCAAACGCCCTGATTTATAAGATTGTTGATTATTAACTATTATGCAAAAGTTAATTGATCAGCCGCCGCAACAACTGTGTCAGTGCCAACACCATCAATCGCTTCTAATTGCGCCGCAATAGAATCTGCTGTGTGTTGAGAACCATCCACGATAAGTGCAAGTGTTCCTGCATTACCTGTTGGTGCAAAGTAGGCAATCGCGTTTACTGACTTCACAGCCAATTCAACGATTTGATCTGCTTCACCTGCCGCATCACCGTCTGCCGCTTGTAAATCAACAGCAGTGTTAGCCGCATTTGAAGTTGATCTAATAGTTGCAACGTAGAAGCCAAGATTTGCATTTTGAAAAACAGTTCCTGTGACAAATTTGTTCAAGAAACCATTTACTTTTGTTATACTAGGCATATTATTTCTCCTTTTTTCTCGTTAATGCCCTAATCCACGCTCAGTGGATGAGGTTGTATATATTTATAGATTTTGGCAACAATTTAAGTAGAGTGTTTACTTTTTACTCTTTTTGGCACGTTCTGCCAATGCTCGTAGCATACTGACGTATGCAGGTCCTCCTGACACTATGTCGTGCAACATCTTGATTGCTGGTAGATATGCTTGAACTATTGTGCTGGGAATTGATTTGTTACTGAGTGCAAGGTCCACAAATCGTTTAACCTGCACAATGTTTTTTGATCCTACCAAGTATCTATACAGTGATAATTCTTTACCTTGCACATTGATATCTGGTATGGAGATTTTAGGTTCCGAGTCGCTGACTCTGCCTGTTTCTAAATTTTTATCAGCCACCAGTTTTTCAAGATCATCTATGATGTCTGAACTTCGCAATTTGGCTCTTGCCGCATGCACTAATTTGGTTACAGTGTCCTGTCTATCAATCTGTGTTGCACTGTCATAGTCCATCAATGTTCTGCGAATAGATTTATACACTGTGTTTCTGATGTTCAATGCTGATTCTATATTGATATACAATTGAGTGTTTGATACTGTGGCACTGCCCATACTGATTCTGGTGATGTGTCTGTTCACTGCCATCATTGGTAAAGTGGTTCTTTTTCTCAGTGCAGATGCAGAAGTAGGATCTTTTAATTTGTTGATTGCTTCTTGATCTCCTGTAACAAAATAGATAAAATTATAAAGATCAGTAGCACTCATTCTAAATCTTTTGTAGTTGGTAAAACCTACTGTGCGTTTGGCATATGATCTTGCCATTGGTTTATGACGAGCATATTTGTTCATCAATTCCAATACCAACATGGAAAGATACAATCTTTCGCAACAGTCTGTATATGTCAAGACTTTTTGATCCTGAGTGTTGCGAGTCATTCTCGCTTCGTATAATGATTCTATAAACTCCATGCGAAGTATACTGAGTGTTTAGTAGATGCCTGGCTCTGCTGGTTGACTGTCTTTTTGCAAATACATGTTCTTAAACAATGCAACCATATCATCTGTTTCTAAAAATTTAGATAATGTTTCACTTTTCTGAAGTGCTTTGATGAACTCTGATCTGATCATTGGTTTGATCTGTGAACTGGTCATCAGTTTTCTTAACATATCTGCCTGCCTTGCAGTCACTTTATGTTTTTTACCATCATCTGTGGTCACTGTGTCTAATGGATTTGGATTGCCTTGACTGTCTAGAATTTTTCCAAATTGATTGAACATTGGCTCCTGTTTGAAATCTTTGTCCATTCCTGCATTTGGATCATCTGCTGGGTCAATATCTCTAAATTCTTTTATAAACTCTTTTGCTTTCATTGTGTTCTCCTTATCTATTTATCGCTCTGTTGGCTCTAGTGAAGCCAGAACGTTTTACTAGTTTTACTGCACCAGGTCCTGTGCCTGCCACATATCCTTCGCCGCCTTTTTGTCCATCTATAGTTGCCACAATGTCTGATCCTGCGGCATCCAGTTGATCAACCATCATGTCCTTGGTTTCCATCACTGTTGCAATGGTTCTAAACACAGCATCAAATCCTGATTTGTGCTGTTGAATGTATTGAACAATTCTTTGTTTTTTTGGCACACTGACTGTGCTAGACTCTAACCATTTTCCAAAATCAGCACCTAGGTTATCTAAACCCGTGTCAACTTTGCTGTTCACATAGGTGTACAAGATATTTGGTAAATCAGTTATTTTTAATTCTTGAAGTTTGCCTCTGTTTAGAAATAAATCAATGGATCCTGCATTTTTAACCACTTCACTCTTGGCAGATTTTAATATGGACAAGTCCACATTGCCTGGATGTGTTTTTGTAGTTGGAGGCAATACCAATAATTCGTCTCCCACAAACATACTGATATCTTCAAGTGGCGATACACTGCCTTGCTCATTGATAGTGTGATGCAAAACAATTCCCACTTTGCTCATTGCAATTTTTTTTCCTATGTCACTGTTGGCATCTATACTGTATTCAACCACGTTGGGTTTGAACACAAATCTGTTGCCTTGTTTTTTAGGCTGTTGAAAATACAACATGTCTCCGACAAAATATCCTTCATAATCTTTTGGCACAGATTTTTCTAATATAGGAAATGCTTGTTTCATTTTCATACTGTACTGTGCATATGATTTTTTCTTTGCTGGATCTTTTGCTCTGCTCATTATCATACCTTCTAAATCATCTGGATTGGTCGTTCTTCCATCATAATTTTTTGCATTGAATCCTGCTTTATCTGTGAAAATAAATTCATTGTTTGGTGTCAGACCAAACACAACAGCAGGTGAGCCATCCCATTTAATTGTTACTCCTTGTTTGCCTGTGGCAATTTTTTGCAACATCTCAATGGCTTCAAGAGCACCTTGGTGTCCTTTGAACAATATCAAATCTTCTGCATGTTGTATTCTTGCAGATTCAAACACTGTTTTACACTTGCCTGATTGTTTTTTAAACTCGACTAGTTTCATTCTGGCAACCTGTCCATTAAGTTTCTAAACCACACAGGTGTTCCAGCAATTTTGTGTTCTGGTAATGTTTTTCCAATTTTTTCAAAACTGTCTCTTGCATCTTGAATCAATTGTTCATAATCTGTTCTGTTCTTAATTTTTGCATGTATAGTTTCAACTGTGGCTAAATCTTTTGCAGTGGCTCCTTTGCCCAACAACAGTTCTGCTATCTTGTCCGGATCTTTAGATAACACTTGTTCAGTTTTTCTATCAATCAAACCAGATTTAAAACTCCATTTAAGTCCTTGGGGTTTGGCAATCGATGCCAACATCACATGTCTATCTGCACCTTTAAAATTACTGCCCACAGTGCCACTCAAACTGAATTTCATCCAATCAGGGTCACCAAACATAAAGTCTGTTTGCACATGTCCGTTCTTTTCGTTGCCTTGTATTGGTGTTTTGAAATGCACACTGACTCCGCTTTTTTTGATATAATCAGCAGGATTCATATTCTTTGAATTCAACCAACCAGTCAGTTTAGCAATTAATTGTTCTTTGTTGATTTTTGTTTGATCCACAGCAAGATCTAAATCTCCTGATGTAGGTGCAAGTCCAGTAGTTCCTAATTTGTTGTCGGTGAGCTCTAGTCCTGTAATCTGTTCCAACCATTGAACTGTGGGTTCAACATCGACTCTGTTGATTCTTGCAGTGGCTGGCTGACCTTCTGTATTTTTGAAAATATTGCCGCCTTCATTAACTATTGTTTTTGTCATCTAAAACTTTTTTAATTCCAACTTTAAATTTTTTTGAATCACCATTACGTATGCTGTTTATGAATCTTCGTTCCAATTCAATAGCAGTTTCCTCTGGATAGTGATTTTGTATCACATTGAGAAGATTCACTGCACTCTCAATCAGATTACTGCCAGTGGTTTCGAGGAAATGTTCAGTATTTCTGCTCTCTGAAATACGGTTCAGTTCATCTAATATACTTCTGGTACGTTTTTTCATATGTACTACCCTGCTCTTTTAACTATTTACCGTTATGTCCACGAATATAAAGTAAGTGTTCATAGTTTAACACACTTGTTTTTGGTTGTCAATCGTTATTATTGAACCCTATAATATACATTTTGCTGATTGACAAACATAA